GGTCCCCGATCAGGACATGACGGTGCGCTATGACTGCATGAGAAAAGTGCAGACCGTGCAGACCTTGGCCGACACCTTCGACGTGGAGTCTCTCTGGCTCGAGGCGGTCGCCGCGGGCCTTGCCAACCGGCTGGCAAAGAAGTGGAACCCGCAGCGCGTCGCCATCACGCAGCCGGACGCCGATGAGTCCTACCGGCTGGCGCGGCGCGCCGGATCTGGGTCTTCTCAGGTCGTCATTACCTGCCGCGGCTTCGGCGCCCCCTCCAGAACCCGGAGGCGCTGATGAGCATCCGCCGCTACCGATTCAAATCGATCGACCAGCGCACCGGGCGGCTCGAGCGCGCCGTGACGCTGCTTGAGGACGGCGAGATCCCGCGCCTCAAGACGCGCGATCCCGACCCGCGACATCCCCTGTCAACGCCGCGCGTCGTCGGCCTCGACCGCGCCCAGGTCGTGACCGGAATGCAGGGCGAGGCCAAGCGCGAAGACCAGCAATTGAAGATCGTCGTCGGTTTTACGACCGACACCTCGCTCCTCGGCGAGCGCGGCATCCCAGCCTTCGCGCTCTACTCGGGTGGCTGCGTCATCGATTACGAGGAGGCCTGACGTGGCGCAATATACGACGACCTACGACAACCTGACCGGTCTCCTCGACGACTTCACGGTCGACAATTCAACCGAATTTCAAAATGCCGTGCAGGGCATCGTCAACCGGGCCGAGGAGCGCTGCCTGCGCGATCTCGATCTGTCGCTCTTCAATAAGAGCGTGCAGACGACGACCCAGGCCGCCTCGCAGACCATCACCAAGTCGGTCATGGAAAGCCCCGTTCATGCCATCCTGTTTCCGGTCCAGGGCGATCAGGCCTACCCCTATTCGCTGCGCCGCCGCTCGAAGGAGTACATCGATATGTACGGCGGCAGCGGCGCGCCGCTCTACTACTACGACGACCAGACCTTGATCTATTTCGCGCCGACGCCGGATCAGGCTTACACGATCTCCATCACGCAGATTCAAAATCCGGCGCGGCTGACAAGCTCGAACCAGACCAACTGGCTGGCGCTCAACGCTGCCGATCTGTTGCTCTGGGCCGCCTTGATCGAGAGCGAGGCCTTCCTGATTGCGCCGGAGCGCGTCGCCGAGTTTACGAAGAATTACGCGTCCTGCCTCGGACCCTTGCGGGGCCGCTGGCGCGAGCTGGCGCAGACCAACTACGACGACCAGCCGCCGACCCCCGCCCCAGAGAAAACGAGGTAAGGCATGGCGCTCATCCAATTCACGAAATCATTCGCCCTCGAACTTATCTCGGGCGTGCATGACTTTTCCGCCGATACCTTCAAGGTGGCGGTGTTCTCGGCCGTGGCCGGGCTGTCGATCGAGACGACGGCCTATGCCACCGACGGCGAGATTATCGATACAGGATATACGGCCGGGGGCGCAGCAGTGGCGCCGTCATCCGGCTATCCCGAGTTAGAGGGGACGGTCGCGGCGGTGCGTTTCGATGGGCTCTCATGGACGCTCGCCGCGACCAATCTGGTCCGCTACTTCCTGCTCTACAACGAAAGCAAGGACAACCGCGCCGTCTGCGTGTTCGATCTTGGCGACGAGAAGAGCGTCACCGGCGCCCTCGCCATCTCCTTTCCTCTAACCCTCGATCCCTTCGTGCAAGTGCGCGTGCCCGTTTTGTAGGAGCAGACCATGGCCTCAACTGCATCGACGCTCCTGCGCCTGGAGAAGATGGCCACGTCCGAGAATAACGGCACGTGGGGGAACAAGGCGAACGTCAACCTCGACATCGTCGAGGCGGCGATTACCGGTGTTTTCGCAATCGCGACGACGGGCGGCGATACGACGCTCGCCAACGTCGACTATACGGCCGACGATGCGAAAAATCGCACCATCGTCGTCACTGGCACGCTGACATCCGCCGTCAACATCATCATTCCGAACTTGAAGCGCCATTACCGCGTCTACAATAAGACGAGCGGCGCCTTCGCGGTGAAGATCAAGACTTCGGGCGGCACCGGCATCGAGGTCACGCAAACGACCTGCGCCGACATCGGCTGCGACGGCGCGAATGTCTGCTCCTATGCCTCGCCGATGGTCAATTATAACACGGGGGCACCGGCAACGGCGTCGGGCGCTGCCGCCAATGCCGTATCGGTGACGCCGACCGGCAACCTCGCGTCGACCGATGCGCAGGCGGCGCTCGCCGAACTCCAGGGCGACATCGACACGATCAACGCGCTCCTGATTTCGAGCTATCAGCCGCTCGCGGCGCGCCTGACCGACATAGCTGCCGTCGCAGCGACGAAGGGCAATCTTTATGTCGGCAACGGCACGAACATCGCCGCCCTCGGGGTCGGCTCAAACGACCAAGTGCTCGTCGCCAAGTCTGGGGCCGCGAATGGCCTAGCCTGGGCGCCATTGACGCCCGCAGGCACCGTCTCGGTCTTTTATCAGGCATCGGCGCCGACCGGCTGGACGGTCGACAACTCGGGCGGCGACACGGCGTTGCGCTGGGTCTCCGGATCATCGGCACTTGGCGGGTCGAGTGGCGGCAGCGTCGCATTTACGACGGCCTTTTCCTCGGCGCGCGCGATCACCGTCGACGGTCACGCCCTGACGATCGGCGAGATCCCGTCGCACAATCACACCGTCACGTCGGCCGGAACCCGCGCCGGTTCGCAGACCGCGAATCCGAACGGCAATTTCTACGGTTCATCTGGCGACATTGGCAATTTTGGAGCGGTGTCGATGCTTTCGGATTCAAAGGGCGGCAGCGGCGCTCACAGTCACACCGGCTCGGTCAATCTCGCCGTCGCGTATCGCAACGTCATCATGGCAACTAAGGCCGCTTACTAAGGAGGCTTCCGATGCAAGATTCAACCTATCCCGACAAGTGCAAGATGTGTCACCGCACCGGCTTTACGAAGTCATGCCGCGATCTGCTCGACGAGAAGATCTGTCAGGGCCGCTGGGTTCACATCTCCGGCAAGGACCGCACGACGGACAAGGACATCGACGGCTACGGGTGCGTCGACGATATGGTGCATATCGTCAATCAATCGTTCGAGTTCCGCCTTATCGGCATTCAGGCCGCCGTTGAATCGCGCGGCGATGGAATGCAGAAGGAACTCGTCCACCAGGTCGGGGCGCTGTCGGCCGAAGTTCAGCGGCTCACGCAGGTCGTCGCCAAGGGCATCCTCCTGCAAAAAGAGCAGCACGACGAAGCCATGGGCTCCTTTGCTCCGCGGCAACTCGAGAGCAAAGTCTCTGATGACCAGCAGCTCGAATTTGAGGAGCTGGCGCAGCACTGATGGCTTATGAATCGGAACCCCTCGACATTCTCCCCGGCATTTTCATGGAGGCGTCGCGCTACGCCTCGCAGGGAAGGTATGTCGACGGCTCCAATGTCCGGTTCTGGAAAGGCTTCCCCGAGCGCATCGGCGGCAACTCGCGCATCGCCGACCAAGCCCTCTATCGACCGGGCCGAGCCATGCAGCCTTGGCGGTCGCTCGGCGGCACGCAATTCGTCGCCTTCGGGCACGCGCTCGGCGTACAACTCTTTCAGTCGGGATCGCTAACCGATATTTCGCCGGTCGGATCTGGCGGCTACTCGACCCTGACGCTGGCCGTCTCATCGATCTCCGGGGCGTTTACGGCAGGCGAGACCGTAACGACCGCCAACGGCGGCTCGGCCAAGCTCGTCGCGGGCGGCTCGTCGTCGCCGCTCCTGATCTCCGGCGACAACGGCACGGCCAAGCTCGCCTTGACGGGAATGTCCGGCTCCTTCCTTGATGGCGAGACGGTCGTCGCTTCGGGCGGCGGCACGGCGCGCGTGCGCCTCGGCGGCTCGTCGTCGCCGCTCTTTGTCTACGATGACAGCGGCACCTTCACCGGCACCCTGACGGGACAGAAGTCCGGCGCCACGGGCACCATCTCGTCGAAGACGACGCTTTGGACCGGCACCTTGACGGGCGGCTCGTCGGGCAAGACTGCGACCGTCGATTTGGTATCGCAAACGCATCCGACCGACACCGGCACGTCGAATCCCTGGGGCGGAAGTACCTGGGGCGACTCGGTCTGGGGCGGCGCGGATTCGCTCTTTTCATCGACCTCGGACGCCCAGGTTTGGGAGTTCTGCAATTGGGGCGAGGACCTCATCGCCGTGCCGCGCGGCGGCGCCGTCTATTCGTTCGATACGAGTGCTTATATCGCAGATCCGACAACTAACTTGGTGCCGATCTCGAATGCTCCGGCGACGGCCCTGGGCTGCTTCCTCAATCAATCGAACCGCACGCTCATTCTGTTCGGCGCGCACGACGGGTCGCAGAACGACTCTTGCAATATCCGGTGGTGCGATGAGGAAGACTTTACCGATTGGACGGCTGACCCATCCAACACGGCGGGCTCGATCCGCTGCGAATCTGGATCTCTGATCCGCGGCGCCATGAGCGCCAAGAACACCTTTCTGATCTCAACCGACACCGTCATCTACACCTTCCAATATGTCGGCCTGCCGTTTGTGTTTGCACTCAATCAGATCGCGACCGGATCGGTTTTGATCGCGCCGCACGCCTGGGCCGAGCAGGACGGCATCACCTATTGGATGGGCGAAAAGGGCTTCTATCAGTACGACGGCGCCGTCTATCCGCTGCCCTGCGACGTGCATGAGTTTATTTTTGGCACCGGCAACGCCGCGGGCAACCTCAATGCCGTGCAGTCGTTCAAGATCTATTGCGGCACGCTCAGAGCCTTTAACGAAATTTGGTGGTTCTACGTCTCGAACGATGCAACCGACTTCGAGGTCGACAAGTACGTTTGCTATAACACCGTCGAAAAAACGTGGCATATCGGCGATAAGGCACGGACCTGCTGGATCGACAAATCGGTCGTTCTCGCCTACCCGATCGCCGCCAAGGCCAACGGCTCAATTCATGCCGAAGAGTTTGGCGCCACCGACGACGGACAGTCGATCGATTACTTTCTCCGCACCAGCGATGTCGAGATCAATGACGGCACGACCATCCTGCACAACCGGATGCTCATTCCCGATTACGAGCGTATCACCGGAACGCACAATCTGAGCGTCATCAGCCGCGGCTGGCCCGCGCGCTCTCCGACGACCAAGGGGCCGTTTCCGACCTCGGAGACGACCGAGACGATCTCGGTCAGGGCACGGGGCCGCACCCTGCAATTTGAATGGTCGGGGTCCGATGATTTCCGCATGGGGCGCTGGCGTTACCGCGTCACCGGGCATGGAGAAAATCCATGAGCGGACAGCTGCGACAGGCCGATGACAAGTACGACCGGGTTAATGACCAGCAGACACGCACGGCCACCGATCAACGCCTGACCGCGAGCGAGCAGAATTTGCAGCGCAAGACGACGACGCGCGGCGGCTTGGCTCTTGGCCAGGGCGAGATCACGCTTGCCAATGGCGACAATAACAACGTCGCCCTCGATTTTGCGACGCATGTGCGCATCAAGGGGCCGAGCGGCGCCTTTGCCATTACCGGCGTACAGCACGGCGAACGCGGTGCCTTCTACATCCTGCGCAACACGACCGGGCAGGTGATGACGATTAAAAACGAGAGCGCGGCATCGGCGGCCAATAACCGCATCAGCGTTCCGGACAATGCCGACCTCGTAATCTCGGCGACCAACGGCACGAGCGTCATCCTTGTCTACGACGTGACCTTGAAGCGCTGGGTCGTCGTCAATTGGGGGGCCTTCAAGGCCTCGAACATCGATAACGACAGCTCGGTCACGGGGTCGACTGTCAAGGACGCGCTGAACGCGCTGCTGGCGAGCATCCTGGCGGGTGTCTCGTCGGTCTTCGGACGCACCGGCGCCGTCGTCGCGGCCTTGGGCGATTATGCCCTGACCCAGATCTATAATTCGCCGATCACGCCGCAGGGCCGCTTGACGGCAGCAAGTGGCGTGCCGGTCATGTCGAGCAACGTCACCGGCGCCACGAGCTGCTACTACACGCCCTATATCGGCCAGATCGTGCCGATTTACGACGGCACACGCTGGGTCGCGACCGACATCGGCGGCGAACTCTCGAACGTGCTGGCGAACTCCTCGACCGGCAAGGCCGGACCCGCGGCGGTGGCCGCCAACAGCAATTACGACCTCTTCATCTGGAATGATGCGGGCACCGTGCGCCTGACGCGCGGCCCGGCCTGGACATCGGCAACGGCGCGCGGCACTGGCGCAGGCACGACCGAACTCCAGCAGGTCAACGGGATCTGGACCAATAAGCAGGCGATCACCAATGGCCCGGCCGCCAACCGCGGCATCTATGTCGGCAGCATTCGCACCGATGGCTCCGGCACGCTGTCGGTATCGTTCGGGGGATCGACCAATGGCGGCGTCCTCGGGCGCCTCTATGTCTGGAATATGTACAATCGCAAGCAGGCCACAGTGCTCGTCAGCGATACCACGTCCTACACGTATTCATCGTCCACGGTGCGATCGGCGCACGGCTCGGCCAACAATGCGATCACGTTCCTCTTCGGTTTCGCTGAGGATGCCTTTCTCGTCAACTACAAGCAGATTATTACCTTCACGGCGGCAGCTTCAAATGGCGTTGCTTGGGGTGCTAATACGGATTCCACGATAAATTTCGACGTCAACAGCGTCTTCCTGTTGCCGAACCCGACCGCAGCGGTGCGCACCTACGAGCTGACGATGGCCGGGCTCTATCCGGCGACGCTACTCGGCGCACACACCGTCAACGCCACCGAACAGGGCGACGGAACCAACGCGATCCAGTTCAATGGTTTTGGAACGGCAACATTTATGGGATTATTTTGGTGCTAGAAGATCTGCACACGGCCCTTTCCAAGGTCTGTCCGATCGACGGTGTCGACGGCGCGGGGCTCATCGCGTTCGCCGATGGCGCCAGCGAAGCGCAGAAGGCGGCGGCGCAGGCGATCGTCACGGGCTGGGATTTTAACGCCCCATCGCAAGGCGACTATCAGGCGGCGTTGCAGGATCATATCGATGGCATCGCGCGCGCCTGGGATTACGCCGATGGCGCGGCGCTGGCTGGATACGCCGATGCTGCCGACCCCGAGGATGATCCGCTGACGGCTAAATTCAAGGCCGAGGGCCGCGTCTTCAAGACGTGGCGCAATAGCGTCTGGTCGGCCGCCTATCAGTTGCTTGGCGCCGTCCAGAGCGGAGCGCCCGCGCCGACCGTCGAGGCCTTCATTCAATCGTTACCAGTTATCGCGCGCCCAGGAGGCTAACATGCCGAATTTGGATTTTTCCAATCTCAAGAATCTCTTCTCGGGCGGGGCGCCATCGGCCGACGGCGGCTGGACTTCGGGCACGGTGACAAGCCCCGAGGGTGCCTTCTTCTCGCGCGCCAATGACGGCTCGATCGCAGGCATCACGCCGGGCGGCACCGATGCCATAGCGCGCGGCCTCAAAGGTGCCTCGGCGCAAATGCCGGGCATCGGCCGCTTCAACAGCGCTTTTCAGAACGTGCCTCCGGCCGGGCTCGCGGTCCTGCAAGGGCACGCGGCACCGCCACCATCCGGCGCCTTCCTGCTCAACCCCGAGAGACGGCCGCCACCGTCGGCGGCGCCGGTCGAATCTGATAGCAATGCCCCGTCTGCCTTTTGGCAGCAGATATTGCGTTCCCCGAGCCAAGGAGGCCGGTAAATGGCAAGCTACGACCAGACGACCAACTCGTCGAACCCGGCCATGCAGGGGCGTAACGCCGCCTTCGGGCCGATCCAATCCTCTATCGTGCCCGCTGCCAATATGGCGGCGGCGGCCCCCAATCCCGGCCCAGCTCCGGCTGGCCAGGGTCCGGGCGGGCCTCCGGGGTCGGTCGCTCCGGGGGCCTTCCCTGCCGGACAGGTGCCGCCCAACCTTGCCAACATGCTGATGGGCGCCGATCCGGCGCATCCGCAGCCAAACGTCCTGCCGCAGCAACAGAAGATGCCAGGAGCGGCGGGCGGCATGGGCGGCGGGGCTTTTGCGTCCGGCTTCGGGCCTGGGCAAAGTCCGCTGACGCGGCCGCAGATGGGCGGCGCGGCGCCAGGACCCGCCAACGGCGCCTTCGCGCGCCTTGCCTCGATGCAAGGTGGCCGATGAGCGACCGGCGCGGCCAACTCATGATCGTCGCGGCGCAGCCCGAGCACGCCTTCTCGATCTATAAGACGCTGCTCAAGGCCTTGGAGCAGGCGGGCACCAAGTATCCGCCGCCCGACATGCCCTATTGCATCCAGGCCTTGCTCGACCTCATCGCGCAGGATCTCGTCGGTGTTGCCGTCGTCCGTAAGTGGGGTGAGGATCGCGTCGTCGGGGTCGTGGCGCTCGATTTCCAGCGCTGGCCGTGGTGCCATCCGCAGAATCAAGCCGCGGTTCACCTCTATAACCAGCACTTCTGGGTCGAGCCGGAATACCGCAAGGGCGGTACCGCCGCCAAGCTCCTTGACTTC